CAGGGCGTACCCAACACCCCCCACCACAACCAAAAAAAACAAAAACAAACAACAAACAACAACAACAAAAACACAAAAAAAAAAAAAACAACACACACACACACACGCACAACCCCCCACCACCACACCACAAACCCGCAAGGCCGCCAGTGGTTTTTTGTGTGTACGGGTTTTAGGTGTCCCGGGGGGTGTGTTGTTTGTGCCAGAATGGGTGTTCTTCGGCTTGTGTGGCTTGTTGGCGGGGTTTTTGGCGTGTGTAGGTTATTCGTTCGTGTTGGGTTTTTTGGGTGTGGCAGCGTTTGCAGAGTGTTTGTAGGTTGTTGGGGTTGTGGTTGTCCCAGCCGAGTTTCCAGGCGGGGATGATGTGGTCGACTTCTAGGTTCTGGTGTGATCCGCAGTGTTGGCAGGTGTAGTTGTCTCGTTGGAGGATTTGGTTGCGGGTGGTGTGCCAGTTCGGGGGTAGGGGGTTTTGCCGCCACATTACTGTTTAGCGCCTTCTAGGAGTTCTTGTAGTGTGATTGTGCGTCCGCATTGTTGGCATGTGGCTACGTTTGTTTGGGGGTCGATGAGTAGTGTTTCTTGGTGGCAGGTGGGGCATTGGGTGGGTAGGTAGTCGCGTGTGATGTAGAAGTGTTGTTCCTGTTGTTCTACCCATTGGTTAAGTAGTGATCGTTGTGTGTCTGCGTGGGGATTTCTATTGGTGTTTAGGTAGTCCAGGGCGCGGTGAACAATAAACGGTATGTCTTCGTTGCGGTAGGTGGCGGGGTAGCGGCCTATTGTGTCGTTGCAGATGGTGTGTAGGTCTGTGAGGGCTTCTAGGGTGTGGTATGGGTAGCCGCTGGTTGTGGGGGTGTCCAGGTATTCCAGTATGGTGCGGATTCTGGTTAGGGAGACTGTAGGAGTGCTGCGAGTTGGTCGAGTTCCATGACGGCTAGCCATTTGGGCTCTTTTCCTCCGTATCCTCGTAGTTTCCAGATTAAGGCGCCGTGCTGGTAGGGGCTTAGCTCGACTTGTGTGGTGAGTTGGTCTAGCCAGGGTCGCCATTTGGGGGTTGCTATGTCTTTTACTTGCCATGCCATGTTGAGTGCGTGGATGTCGCCTTCGTCTTCGCGGCGGCCGGGGCGGGTGCGTCGGGCTTCGGGGTCGTACTGTTGGAGGATTGCTAGTGCGGCTCGTTCAGCTCTGTCGCCCTTTATTTTGTTGTTATTTGTCATTGTGTTCGCTCAACAGTTTGTGGATAGAGGAACGATCAACGGGAGAATACGGAGTTGTGTATTCGGTACCCGTCGAGGCGGTGTTGAGTGTTTTCAATGTATCCTTGTAGAAGTCCGCATCTTCGATATCGGCTTTTTGCGGGGTGGGTGTCATGATTGCTGTGATTTTTCGATGGCTAGCGCGATCTTGTCGAGTGGTATGAGTTCTTTGGTCGCGTGCATTTACTGTTCTTCCTTGTCGATGGTGTCTGAGATGATGTTGATGAGACGGTGAGTGTCCCAGCATGAGGCCTTCATCGTGTGGGAGAGCGCTTCTGCTCGTTGTCGTATCGTCCAGCGGGTGTTTTTGTCTTTCGCCATGCGGTCGAGGTCGTTTGCGAGCACGGTTGCCTGGGTGAGGTAATTGTTGAGGCGGTCTCGTTGTGTGCGTAGTGTCATGGCATTTCACCGATTTCGTCTAGGGGGGTTTGTAGGATCGCGCATTGGCGGTTGGAGAGTTTCGCCTGGTTGCGTAACTTGTTGATTTTGTGTTGGGTTGCGTCGGGGGGTGAGGCGTTTTTGATGGAGGCGGAGCAGCGGTTCCCGTGGAGTGTGCCTGTGCACACGTCGTAACCTTGGTAGCGGTCAACGTTTACTTTGCTCACTGTTCCTCTTCCTCTTTTTCCTCTTGTTGGTCGATGAGGTTTGCAATGTAGTAGAAGCCGTTATTCGCCGTGCTTAATTGGTCTTTGAGTGTGTCCGCGTGGAGTTCCTGGCCTTGGTCTTTGGAGAGGGTTTCTAGCCACTCTAGGAGGCAATAGAGGCCGAAACAGGACTGTGCGCACTTATCGGCTATGGCTGCCATTTCAGGGCGTGTAATCGGCTCTCCCAGCTGTTCTGGGTGTTCGGCTGCCATGTAGAGCAGCATGACATCGGTGGGGCATATGGTCTCGAGGAAGAGTCCGTATCCGAATATGTTTGGTTCATTCATGTCGTGCGTCCTTGTATAGGTCTTTGAGCATTGTTTCTGTGGTTTTGAGGCTGTGGAGGGCGTATTCGACGTCTTCGATGGCGATGGTGATTGCGTCTTCCCAGCGGTTGTAGTCGTCTGGGTAATCGACGGTGATTCCCCAATCCTCCATTTCGGACATGGTGTCGTCTCGTTGCTGTTCGAGATCATCGAGGATTTCTTGGAGTGTTTCGATTTTTTCAGTGAGGTTGTAATTTTCCATACTCATTGCTGTGTGTCCTAGAACGGGGGGTTGTCGGAGCCGTTGTTAGCCTCGAATTCCGTGGGCTGGCTGTTCCATGGGTTGTAGGCTTTCTGTTGTGGCTGTGGGGCGTGGGTATCCATGAGCGGCTTTAAGGAATTAACGCGTGGCTCATTCGCTGAACGATCCTTGCCTTCCTTATCCGTCCATTTGTTGGTGGCCCACTTGTAGCGTATGACGATGTGGGCGCCTTTTCGGCAATTTTTCACAGTTTCCCTCCGTAGCCGCGTAGTTTCCAGACGAGGATTCCACGCCGGTAGGGGGAACGCTCGACTTGCTACTGTTCGCCATCATGCGGTTCATCGTTTGGCTGGCCGAATACAAGGTCGTAGAACAGATCTTGTATGTACTCTTGATTTAGTGAAGGCACATCTTTACAGAGTTTTTCTGTCTGCTCTAGAAGTTCACGTTGTTTATTGATGTCACCATCTTGTGCAGCAATACTTTCAATCGCTTCACGCACATCGAATGCAAGCGTTACTATTTCTAACAGCTCAATAACATCGTTTACCTCTAGGGGGATGGAAGCGCGTTCGTCACCCAGTTCTTGTTCTTGAGTTCCGTTATCGTTAGAGAGCATTTTTGCCTCCTGGTAGTTGAAGTCGTGGTCGTTGTGGTGGTCGATGGTGGTGTCTTTGACTTTCATTGTTCTGTGAGCTCCTGGAGGCGCTGCTGAAGGATACATAGGTCTGCTGCGCACTGGCGGATGAGACTTATGCGGGTCGTAATCTCGTTCACCACCGTTGTTGTGCTGTCTGGATTGTCGAGGAGGTAGACGCTTGCTCTTTGCCCGTCCACTTCCCCGGTGAGGATGTAGCAGTTTCCGAGGTTTTCTGTGCTGGTCATGGGTTTTCCTTAGAAGGGGGGTTGGTCGATGCTGCCGAAGTCCTGGGAGGGCTGACTGCCCCACACGTCGTTGCTCTGCTGGTTGTTGTCTTGTGGTTTTTGGATGGGCTTCACCGCGTATGCGCGGAGTTTGATGGTGGAGCGGTTGTTGCCGTTTTTGTCTTGCCATTGTTCGGTGTAGGGGGTGCCTGCAACGTAGAGTTCGTCGCCTTTGCTGCAGGAATTTTTCACAATTTCTGCTGGGGTTCCCCACAGATTTGCTTCTATAAACAGTGTTGCTATTTTTTGCCTACTGCCTGACTCGTCTTTTCGGGAGTCTGAGGCGGCGAGTCCGAGCGTCGCTACGGTCTTCCCGGACTGGGTGAAGCGGAGTTCTGGATCGCGGGTAAGTCGGAAGATTCCGGCGATTCGTGGAATTGTCATTGTGGTGTCCTTTCGAGATGTGGCCGTATTGCGGCCTATTTTCAACGCTAAGCTCAAAACATAGTCATGTTTGTGTCATTGCCTAGCCATCATTTTTCGGTTGCTTATTTTGGCTCTCAGCCAGTTTTTCGCGAAAACGTCGATTAACCCCCTCCCAATCGTCAGACTTGAAATCCCATGGAGTTACCCACGCCTTGAACGCCTCCGCCGTCTCCCAATCGACCAGCGGAGTGCCCCATTCGCGTAGAATCCCCAGCTTGCGGGCGTGATTCTCCTCGTACTCCGTCCAATTCGGCCACATACGAGGGCACCGATGCGTACGCTCAGCCCACCGGAGCACACTCCGGTAGTAGCGGCGGTCTTGCTCGTCCGTAGCACGGCTCTGCGGTGCAGTCTGTGCAGGTAGAAGAGCTTTCCCGGCCTTGATGATGGCGCTAGCCGTGATCGACTCGCCAGACTGTGCCAGGCTTTTCACAGCCGCATTCACAGTCTCTTCGTCAAGGCCAGCATCCAAGAACGTTTCCTCCCAAACTTCCGCGATCGCTACCATCTCATCCGCATCGTAGAGACGCTGACCACGCAGGCGTTTACCCTTCTCAACAGCGCTTTTAGCGGCAGTGAACAAGCTCATGACTACGCGCCCCAATCCCAGTCATCGTCGTTCTCGTCCTCGTCATCATCTTCAACGCAGGTGGAGGTGATGGCGGGCATAGACGCATCACCTCCACCTGCGTTGAGCTGCGCTTTCTCCCGAACATGCTGTTCTCGGAGCATCTGCACCCGAGCCTCGTAAAACTCCTGCTGGGACGGGATAGCGACGTGCTCGTAATCGTCTTCTAGCTGCTGATTAAGCCACGTTGATGGGTGCGGCCAGTACTCCGGCTCACGCCCCGTACGAATCCACTCTGCCTGTGCTTTCATGAGCTGCGAGCAGATGAACTCCAGGTCATGGGTGCGTCGTTGCTTCTCAAAGCTCTTCCTGGCTTGTTGCTTGCCGCGCTTCCGACCAACCAGCGCCCAGAACCTCTCGAACTCTTCGTCCAATTGGCGCTTGGAGGGCTTCGTTTGTGTCGGCGTGCCCGCTTGCGGGTCGCCAAGCGCCGCGACAGCGGTGCAACTCGTGGCCGAGTTATCCACAGGATCGGATGTGCAAGGGGGTGGGGGGGTTGGCGCTGCGCGTCCAACATTATTATCTAGTTCAATTGGTTCTAGTTCATTGGTTATAGTTCGTAGGGTTGACTGGCCCCTAGGGTCATGGTCGGCTGGCCCTAAGGGGTTATGGTCAGCTGACCCTATAGTGGTAGGACTGAATGACCCTACCTGTGCGTCGAATTCCACAGACTTATCCACCTTATCCACAGACTTATCCACACCCGCTAACTCGGAGAAAATCACATAACCGTTAGACGTAGGGATAGAGAACCTCTTGTCCTTGACCCTAGAAACGCCACCCTTATCGTCTCTCCAACGGCGGAACTGTTTCAGATAGCCCCGCTCTTCAAGAGAACGCAATGCTCGACGAACCGTCTTAACGCTGGAGGCGCTTAAACCGAGGTCTTCAGCAATCTGCTTCTGCGACGGATGACATACTTTGTCTGAATTCGCATACTTGCAGAGAGTGACATAAACAGCGATAGCAAGAGGGTCCTTAATGTCGCTAATAACATCGTCGTAGACAATGGTGAACGGTCGGTGGTCGTAGATGACATCGTTGCTCATTGTGCACTCCAATCAAGCGATGGGAAAGCAAACAGTTTTGCGTCCTCCGAAAGCCACAGAAAACGACGACTGACCAGCTCAGATAGCATTTCCTCAGCCTTATCTTCGCGACAAGGGAAAGACTCAGCGAGAGTAGATAACTCAGGCATAACCGACACCGTGTCACCACTGTGCGACTCAGATAGAAGAATCAACATGAGACGTAGACAAGACTTATTTAGCCGCGTCTCTTTGAGAGCCCATGATGTAGCTTCAAGACTCATTCTTCGCACACCTCCCTAACGTTCTCCTCCGTGTCCCGAAGAAGCCAACCTTTTAGGTAAGCCTCACCCGGGTGCAAATGTATATAGTGATGGCAACAATTGCATACATACAAACAATTTTTCACAGTTCCAATACCCCGCCGCGTACCACCCATCTTCCGCGGCAACCGATGATGAAACTCTCCAAACGGAGTAGGCCTACCACACCGCTCACAATGCGCCTGACACCGCTCCAAAACAATGCCACGCACCTTCGGAGGAAACTCAGCACTCACGACTCCACCACCCCCACAGCCCCATACGCGGTTGACACCGACTTACCAATCGTCTGCACACCCATAATCTGAATCTTCAACATCTCCAGACGAGACCGCGCATACCGATACGCCCGGTCGGCCACATCGCAGGCCTCACGATCGTGTACAGTAGCCAACGCCACCAGCGCCTCACGATCCTTCACAGAGCCTTTACCGACCGTCTCAACGAACGCTGAGGCCTCAGCGAAATCTAGCGCACGCTTAGCATCCAAGAACCGCCCGTACGCCTCATCTTGAGTCTTGGTGGCCTCAGAAAGATTGTTGAGAAGCCTACGGAGCTGCTGCTCCACCATCACCGGCGTGTACTCAAGATCACTCATGCTTTGAGCTCCTCCCCACGCTGCCTGAATGCCTCAGAAACGCTCTCAGACCGCGCCAAACCATTACCGGACGCGTAGTTCCACAGCTTGGTCAAAGCGTCCTTATCAGCCGCCTCAGCGATAGACTTCAGTAGCTCACGCTCAGCCACCTCATAGCGGTTAACCTTCTCCATCTCCTCACGAGAAGCCCGCCTATCGCCCGAATAACCAGCGTTAGCCAAAGCCCGGCCAATAGCGCTAGTCTCCGCATTCTCACAGGCAGAAGTCTTATTCACAGGACCACCAAGCCCATCGACCTCGGCAGCCCAACCAGACGACCACAGCAACCCATCCTTACGATCCTCCGCCGACTTATACAGGTCACAGCGGAAAACCCAACGAAGAGCATCAGAAGACGGGACAGCAGTATCAGAAGCGAGAACCGTCTCCACCACCATCTCCGGATGATCCTTTCGGGCAGCACGCAAACGCTCATCAACAGTCGCATAATCAGCAGGATTAAACTTCATGGCTAGGACTCCTTCAAAGTGAAACGAATCTGAGTAGACACGGACTCGGAAGAATACTTGTCGAAAACGTCCGGAAGATCAGCGGCCAGCGCCTTACCATCAAGACGGCTTACCCGCCGCTCAGAACACGAAACACTCCCCCACTCGCCAGACGCACGATCACCGGCCTTGAGCACCGGCTTCACAAGCTCTAACGCCCGCTTACGCAGCATTTCCGCCCGCGCCTTCAGCCGGTTAGACTCCCGCATCAAGTCGATAGCCTCAGACGGGATAGCCGGTTCTCCAGACTCCTCATAGGCGAAGAAGTCGTCACGCACCCGCAACAGCTTCTCAACAGCGTCTGCGTCGCGCTCGACTAGAACACAGTGAAAATCTCCTGGCATGAAGATTAAACGAGGATCGCGCACCGGCTCACCATTGATACTGAACGTCAAGCCCTTCTGGTCAACGAGCGGGGCAGTCTCGCGAACATTCCACGCGAAAAAACACTCATCCACATCACAAACCAGCATCTGCCACTGGCACTGGTAGAAATAGTGCAGAATACCCAGCTTGCGGAAATCCTCAGCGCGCAGCGGATCAGCCGCTACCAAACTGTTCCAGTCCGCTCCTGTGGTCTTGCATTCCACCACAGCGCCATGTGTGAAACCGTCCGGTGTAGCGAGACAACGCTGGTCATCATCCCACGCCACGATATGAGAATTAGCAACAATCGTTTGGTTATCCAGCTCCATACGGAGCCAATCCAGAATGTGGGGCTCCATAATGTTCCCCCACTCCATAAACGGATTAGAGGGAACATTCTTACCAGACTTCTTATCTGCCCACACGCCGCCAATAGTCCTCTTACCAGCAGCGATAGCCCCGGCTTCCGTCGCTGTCAGCCCCCCACGGCGAATCTCAAACCACCGATCCGGGCAGGTCTCCCGGTCAGAATCTTTAATAATCATTGTTTTCAAGCTCCAAATCTTTGTAAAAGTCATACGGCTCGATAATCGAGACAGTCTCAGTGGTGTCGTCCTCCCACACCCAGCGGGGATAATCACGCATCGACACCAGCCCGCCTAGCCAACAGCTGGTAGGACTTCAGCCCCGTGCGAGGATTAACAGGCACCCACACACCAGCGCGTGGAACACCCATATCTCGCAGACGCACAACACCGTCCTCGCCCAAGGCGAAGCAATCCCGCGCGCACTCCCGCATCACAGGACAGTCCCGGCATGCCTCCTCAACCGCCCTCGCTCGATACTTTTTAGGTACTCTCTCAAGAGCCTCGACGAAACCTAGTCGCCCGGCACATTTCGCCTTATCACGCCAAAACCGATCCATAATGATTCACACCACCTAATTTCGACACTATGACACATGTAGCCACCAGGCGGTCAACAACCCCCAGGACCAGGTCGGCCAACCCGCACACCATGCCTCCCACAGCCACGACTAGGAGGAAGCTAAGAGCAGCAGCAGTCATGATTCCCCCTCGCAGACTTCGACGTCCCCGTGGATACGCGCGTTGCCATACACGCGGGCATCACCGAAGACGCAGGCGGAGTCGTACACGCGGGCGGAGTCGTACACCCACGCATGCCCGTACACGCGGGCGGAGTCGTACACCAAGGCATCACCGAAGACGCAGGCATCGTCGAATACCCACGCACCGCAACTCGCATCAAGATTCGCAGTGGACTCCACAAAACCGCCAAGATCGCCGGCGTGGACAACCTTGTTAATGTCCTTCAACGCGCGGATACGGTGCAGGGTATGCCCGCGCACCTCGATAGTCTCATCCGTCAACTCGTAGAAAAGGCCAGTGTTTTCACTCATCGCCATCACTCCACTCCCATATAGGCGAGAAACCATTCGCGAACATCACTCTTCGCATACATGTTGATAGGCCCATACAGACCGAACTCATCACGATTCACCGCCTGCAGCTCGCCGCGCAGCGTTGCCTTTTTTACCGTGTCCCGCGACATTTGGTAGCCGAACTCATCACCGATTAGGTTTGCGGGGCCATCATAGGTGTACACGTACGGTGCAGAATCACTGCTCACTGTCCGCACCTCCCACACGCCGGGTAGGTAGACTCTCAGCGAGACGGTCTAGCCCCTTCGGAGTCACCCGCACAGTAGGTGCAGGAACAAACGACTCACCGTTAGGCCGCCACCGCGGCATATTCACTTTCACCGCCAAGTAGCCACGCTCAACCGCATACTGCATAGGCTCCCAATAGCCGTGGCAGTGAGTCGTCCAGCCGAGCTCCTGCATCATCTTGAACAGGCGATCACGGCCAGTATCAACACCCCTACGAGAGTTCAACGCTTTAGCAGTATCCGCCACACTCATATCCCCAGAAGACCCGCAGAACGTCTCCCACGCCCCCGCCCTCGGAGCAAGCTCTTTTATCTGCTGATCTTTCTCCTCCAGCATGTTCTGAGCTTCGATCAGCGCGCGGGCGACAAGCTCCGGCCCAGACAACGCCGGGGCAGACAGTCGCTTCTCCATCTCAGAGAAAGCCCGCACAAGACGCTTCTTAAAATCACGCACAACATCGTTATTCCGCATGTATGTCATGAGGAGCGTTGCCTGCTCACGGTTAAGTAGCGCAACCTTTCGTTCTTGCACTCCACCAGCTGTTTTAAAGGGTTGCATCTCAAATGCGACCCTTCCGAACTCCTCAAAGTCCTTGATGTTGTTTTTGACAAGTTGTAGAACAGCTCGATGTTCATTACCTGTCCCGTCAGCGATCACCAGCGAGGTAGTGAAAGCATTACCTTGCTCATCGCGATCGACGAGCATAGAATGAGAGATAACGTTAATGTCTTGCATTAGATAGACTCCTTACTTTTGACTCCCTAGTTCCAGCTGGGGAGTTTTTCTTTACGCGGCTCGTATGTCTTGAAGGCTGTCGAGAACCAAAACCTTGTTTGGGCGCGCGTCTCTCGCACTCGATGAAGTACTGGCGAGCCTGCTTACCTAGAGGCGACCGTTGGATCATGCAGATCTCTTTAGCCATCTCCAACGAGATAATGTGATCAATACGAGGCCGACCACCAGCCTCAGAGGTTTTCCCCGATTTCGGGGTAAAGTCCTGACCAGCGATAAAGCCGTACTGGCACATATCTTTGAAACAGGTGCTGTAGTCTTTCCCAATCTCTAGGAATGCGTGGAGATCACGGCCGAGAACTGCCTGAGCCCCGTCGTTATTCTGAATTGGTATCAGCTCAGATTGAGCGCTAGCAGGTGAATTGGTAGCATTAGACATGATTCAACTCCTCACAGTTGAGTCCACGCTCAGGGCGGTCGCAGCCGCGCCTGGGCTCTTTTTATTTCCCCCATAATGTATAATTGATTTTACATCATTGCAAGTATGGAGCGGAGAAGAAACAACAATTGCTTTTACTTCTGACGGTTCACAATCTGATAAACCGCAACCCGCGTCAAACCAGCCGCATGCGCGATATCCTCGCGGTTGACACCCGCTTTGAACGCCGCGACAATCGCCGCGTCCCGCTTCTCCTGTGCTCGCGTAATCTGCACAGTGGATTTCTTCACAGCTGCTAACAGACGCGCTGTTTCGTCGCGTTGCATACGTCGATTCTCCCACATCACGCAACGAGATCACCGCCCATCAACTTCCGCATAAAATACTGACGACCCTTACCCGTAATCCGGGTAACCGTAGACACGAACGGGTCGCGACCAGCAGCCTGAACCACATGCTCAGTCACCTCAAACCAACCCCGCTCCACCGCATACTGAGTAGGCCTATTACGATCAGACGACTTAGACGAAATCAAATAACCGTTATTGCGGAACCACTCATACAGGCGTTTCTCCCCCGTCTCGTAGCCGTTCTGGCAGAGCTCCTTAGCGAACTCACGAATAAGCATCGAACCAGAAGACGCGGCCACAGCATCAGCAAAGAGCGCTTTCGGAGCCAACTCTCGGTTAGTAGCCTCAAGTTCGAGCTTCTGCTTCTCGGAAGCTAGCAGAGCCTCCAACGCCTCCACATAATTACCAGGAAGCTGGAACGCCTCCTGAATCTTCTCAGCCTGACGAGTACGGACAGCGAAGTACGCTTGAGCAGCAGCTACCTCATGCTTATTCGGGTCGCCATTCATCGCCACAAGATAAGCGGCAAAACGTGACAGATGGTAGTCCAGGCGAGGACGCCCGCCGTCAGATGGTTTTTCGGTGATCTCCGAAAAACCGCTTTGACCTGTATTCGAGGCGGAAACTTCAGCACGCCTAGTGATTTTCAAGAAATCTTCCCAACGCGCATACCCCATGAGCGGCATAAGGTCACGTGCAGACCAGTACTCAATACCTTCAGCAGAGGTACGTTTAATATCCTCAAACGGAGAACTGCCTGGTTGAGCTACATCAGGAAGATTGTTAGAATTATTCATGGTTCCGCTCCTTATCAAGCGAATCTGTGCGTCGGCTGGCCGTTACCAGATCGGCGCTTTTATTTACTAGGTTGTCGGCAATGCCGACCACCCTTCCGCGTTTCAAACGCGATAGGGCCGAACTCCTCGAAGTCGCTTGCATACGTCTTGGGAGTTTCTCTTTCACGCGGCCAACGCATCCGAGCGAATAATCATCGTGTCCAACGGACGATGCGTAATCTCCTTGAGCCGCATCAGAGTTTCGATGTTCGGAACAGTCTTGCCGAGCCGATAGTTGCGGATTGCTGAAGAAGTCTTTCCCACAGCTGCTCCGAGCTGTTCGTCACTTGTCAGCCCTTCACTCTTCCGCGCTGTGTCAAGCACGCTTGGATCGAGTCGGTATTCCATGTTTTTCACCTCCGATGTTTTTGTCTTTAACATTCTGTTAGATACAGTAGCACACTATTGTTTGAATAATGCAAGCGAAATTGCGAAATTTTTTAAATCAGCAGATAAAGTACTGTTAATATCTTGAACACACGCAAAATATGGCGTACCATTACATGCATGGACACAAGGGAATGGCTCAACAACGTAACGAACGGAGATTCGCTACGCACCATCGAGAAGAAAACCGGCGTATCTTACGGGACAATCAACTCACAGCGGACAACAGGGGTAAGCGCCGAAAACGTTATAGCTGTTGCACGCGGCTACGGGATACCCCCCGTAAGCGCTCTAGTAGTGACAGAATTTCTCACTCCAGCGGAAGTAGATAAGGGCGACCCCAAATCTGCTATTCGCGATGCCACCGAAGAAGACCTAGCCGAAGAAGTGCTCCGCCGCATGAAGCTTCCCGGCGACCACCGGGAATTCAAGATCGGAAGAGC